TTGAGGCTCAGCGCAACTACCGAAACGGCGCACGCCGCGCCTGGGAGAACATCCAGGCCGATGCCGCCAACGTCGCCGGTGCAACCGACGACATGCTGACCGCAGGCTTCTATACGGCGCGCGATGCCATCGCCGAGTTCGCCATGACCGGCAAGGCCAACTTCAAGGACTTCGCCACCAGCGTCATTGCGGACATGGCCAGGATCGCCAGCCAGCAAGCCGCCAGCTCACTGCTTAGCGGCTTGGTCGGTATGGGCATATCCGCAGCTGGCAGTTTCTTCGGCGGCGGTGGCGGCAACGGCCTGCCAGCAGGCTCGGCGGGAGCGGTTTCCTCTAATTTGGGAGCATCTCAGGCCGGCTACAGCAGCGCCTACATTCCACAGGCCAAGGGCGGCGCCTGGAGTTCTGGCGTGCAGTTCTTTGCCAAGGGAGCGGGCTTTGCCACCAACACCATCCTCAACACCCCGACGATGTTTGGGACGGGCACTGGTGGGCTGGGCGTTGCTGGCGAGGCCGGCCCGGAGGCGATCATGCCGCTGGCCCGCGGTGCCGATGGCTCCCTGGGCGTGCAGATGGTTGGCGGCTCGTCCGGCGGCGGCACGGTGGTTCAGGTGGATGCGCCGATGTACTTCACCGTGGAGGACCGGAGCGCCGAAGGCATGCAGCTCGACAGCGCCGCCTTGCAGCAGAACCTGCAGAAACAGATGGAGGCGACGGCCGAGCGGGCAATTGCCGCCTCCTGGCGCCCTGGCGGGACGAGCCACCGCAACAGCAACGGGAGACGCTAATGGCCATGCAAACCTTCAACTGGGAGCCGGACGACGAGATCGGGACGGATAGCACGTTCCGGGTGCGCCGATCCCAGTTCGGTGGTGGCTACGCCCAGGTGGCCGGCGATGGGCCGAACCCCGAGGCCGATACGCACACTCTGACGTTTGGCGGTCTCACGGACGAGATCAAGCCGATTGTCGATTTCATCCGCGCGCATGGTGGTGCCAGGTCGTTTCTCTGGACCACGCCGGAGGGGGAGCTGGGCATGTACCGCTGTGCAGACAGCCGCCGGCAGTTCCGCCCCGGCGGCATTGTCGTGCTGTCACTGACCTTTGAGCGAGCGTATCACCCATGAGTTTGATCACTCAGCTCCAAAAGCTGGAGCCTGGCGCCGAAATCATGCTGTTCGAACTGGACGGCAGCGAGTACGGCGCCGATATCCTGCGCTTCCATGGCCACGCCATTCCGCACACCCCGGAGGAATTGGCCGCGGCTGGTGCCGATGCCGATCAGCTGCCGGCCAAATCGATCTGGTGGCAGGGTAACGAATACGGTGCCTGGCCCATGCAGATCGAAGGAGTGGAGGCCAATTCGGACGGTACCGCTGTGCGCCCGACCATCTCCGTTGGCAACGTGAGCGGTCGTATCACCGCGCTGTGCCTGGCCTTTGCTGACCTGCTGGAGTTCAAGCTGACGATCCGGCACACGCTGGGCCAGTACCTGGATGCGGCCAACTTCCCAGGCGGCAACCCTGAGGCCAACCCGAACGAAGAAAGCGTCGAGGTCTGGTACATCGACCAGAAAATCTCCGAAAACGGCACCCAGGTGTCGTGGGAGCTGGCCAGCCCCGGCGATGTGGGTGGCGAATCGATCGGGCGGCAAATGACCCAGCTGTGCCACTGGGCCATGACCGGCGGCTACCGGGGGCCGAACTGCGGATACACCGGACCGTACTTTGACTTCGACGGAAAGCCCACGAGCGATCCGGCCAAGGACCAGTGCAACGGCTGCCTGGACACAGGCTGCGACGTTCGCTTCGGCGATACCAAGGCCAAGCCCTTTGGCGGCTTTCCGGCCGTCTCCCTCATCGCGAGAAGCTGACCATGCTGAAACACATCCTTGCCGCCGTGCAGCAGCACGCCGCGGCCGAGTACCCGCGTGAGGCGTGCGGCCTGCTGCTCGCTGTCGGTCGAAAGCAGGTCTATTTCCCGTGCGAGAACGTGGCCACCGACCCGACCGAAGAGTTTCGAATCGCGCCCGAGCAGTACGCCCAGGCGGAAGACCAAGGGCAGGTGGTCGGTATTGTGCACTCGCATCCGGATGCTACCAGCCGACCGTCACCGCGGGACCTGGCCATGTGTGAGGCTACGGGCGTGCCATGGCACATACTGTCGTGGCCAGAGGGTGACTTGCGCACCATCACGCCAACCAGCGATACAGCGTTGCTGGGGCGCCCCTTCGTGCACGGCGCCTGGGATTGCTGGCAGGTTTGCGCCGACTGGTACCAGCGGGAGTGGGGGCTTGAGTTCCCGGCCTACGCTCGGACGGATGGCTGGTGGGAGCAGGCCGATGGCCCGAGCCTGTATGAGCAGGCGTTTGAGGCGGCCGGCTTCTACCAGGTCAGCCAGCCCCAGCGCGGCGACATGATCGTCATGGCCGTGGGTCGCACTGTGCACCCAAATCACGCGGGCATTTACCTGGGAGGCGACCCGCAGCTGCCTGGGGAACAAGCCGAGGTGTATGGGCCAGGCCCATTCATGCTGCACCACCTGTACGGCAGACCGTCCGAGATCATCATTTACGGCGGGCCCTGGCAGGATCGGGCCCGCCTTGTGCTGCGCCATCTCGATGCGAAGTGAAGAAGCATTAGTTTCAAGCGTGGGTAACATGAGTGCCAAGGCAGGGATGATTGTCAGTCGTCCGATTTACGACATATTTGGTCGCAAGAATCTTGAGCTCGCTATTTATGACGCTAAGGTGGAATGACATTCACCATGCATCGTAAGGAGGCCAGCATGAGAAAGAGAGGGACGAAATTCTGGGAATGGGCAGATCCGGTCCTACATCACCGCGATCATGATGAGATCCTTGATGACGGCACTTCGATCGATGTCCAAGTGAGACTGTCGCGTACTGGTAGCACGCAGATGTTTCTTGGTGTCTATGCTCCATCCGGGAAGGCACTTCACGAAGAAGCATACGATTCTCGCCCAGGCGAGAACATGACCACTGCCATGGCTTGGGGTATAGATCGGGCTAGGCAGGTTGCTGTAGACGGGGCTAGGCCACGACTACGCAGAGCAGGTTAGTCTGCGGATAGATTTTTGGATTCCCAGAAGAGCCCAGCCCACCGCTGGGCTCTTTGCGTCTGATCGCATGGTGGCGGTACAGTTCTCCATTTCAATGGAGGGATGACATGCGAATTCTTATCGCTGCGCTAGGGCTGGTAATTCTGGCTGGTTGTGCGTCGATGAATGAGCGTCGAGCGGAAGGGCCGGCGCGCTCTTTTACCAGTCAGCGGGATGTGACAACAGTTGCTGAGTGCGTACTTTTTGCTTGGCAGAACCAGTCACTCGCTGGCGTCCATTATGACGTCACAATACAGCCGCTACCTAGTGGTGGAAAAACCGTCGTAAGCGCCGGGCAAATTGAGTTCGCTGACTTTACCAAGACAGATCGCGGAAGCAGCGTTGATCTCTACTTCCAATCTGGTCTGATGGATTGGCGAAAAAATCGACGAATCGAGGCGGTCAAAAGCTGCCTGTAACAGAGCCGCCTCCGGGCGGCTTTTTTGTGCCAAGGAGAAATGATGGTGGCTGCATATACCAGCAACTCGACTATGACGGTTATCAAGCTGTCCGGCTCGCTTGCAGCAAAGTTTGGACGTCTGCACCGTCGTCAAATCGATTCGGGATCCACCTGGGAGGTTTTCCAAGCCCTCAAAGCCACGCTTGAAGGATTCGAGGCTGAAATTCAGCGACTCGACGGAATGGGCCTGCGTTTCGCGGTGTTTCGCAATCGCAAGAACGTAGGAATGGATGATTTTTACAGAGGTGGTACGGAAGAGGTGCGGATCGTGCCGGTGGTCGGCGGAAGCAAGCGTGGCGGTCTTATGCAGACCGTAGTCGGGATCGCTTTGATCGCCGCCGCTGCCTTCGTCACTGGCGGAGTTGGCGCCGCATTCGCAGCTGGCGGAGCGTGGGGGACTGCAGCAGCGGTAGGTGTTTCGCTGATCGCTGGCGGTGTCATCCAGATGCTCAGCCCCCAAGCCAAGGGCCTTTCCCAAAGTGCCGCTCCGGAGAATATGCCGTCCTACGCCTTTGGCAGCGCCAAGAACACCACGGCCAGTGGCAACCCGGTGCCCATCTGCATCGGTGAGCGCCGCTGGGGCGGGGCGATCATCTCGGCCTCGATCTATGCCGAGGACAAGGCGTAACAGCAAAAACCCTCACTATTGCTCAGAAGGATTCCCCTTCTGGCCATAGGAGGGACGCATGAAAAAGAATTTGCTGTTCGTTCTCGATGTGATGCACAGGATGCTCCACATCGCTCACAGTGCATTGATGATCTACCTGGCCTATCGAGGCCTTCAATGAACCGCCTTCGGGCGGTTTTTTATTGCCCGGAGGAAAGCATGGGCCCGACACTCCCACCTGAGATTGCTGGCGCCAAGGGCGGCAGCAGCAAGCCCAAGACGCCGGTTGAGGCGCCCGACAGCCTGCGCTCCACCAACATCGCCAAGATCCTACTGGCCGTGGGTGAAGGCGAGTTCGAGGGCACGCCGACGGCGAAGGATATCTACCTGGACAACACGCCAATCCAGGATGCCAGCGGCAACATGAACTTCCCCGGCGTAAAGTGGGAGTGGCGGCGGGGCACGGTCGAGCAGTCCTACGTCCAGGGCATCCCGGCGGTCGAGAGCGAAACCTCGGTTAACGTCGAGCTGCGCAGCGACACCCCATGGACCCGCACGCTGAGCAATACCCAGCTGTCTGCTGTGCGCCTGCGGTTCTCCTGGCCGCGTCTGGTCAAGCAGGACAGCAAGGGCAACACCAATGGCTACACCATCGAGTACGCCATCGACATCGCCACCGATGGCGGCGCCTTCGTCCAGGCCCATCGCGGCGCGGTGAGCGGCAAGACCACCAACGGCTACCAGCGCTCTGTGCGCGTGGATCTGCCCGATGCGACCTCTGGCTGGGTGATGCGCGTTCGCCGGATCACCCCGAACGCCAACTCCGGCACCATCGCCGACACTATGACCATTGCGGCATACACCGAGATCATCGATGAGAAGCTGCGGTACCCGAACACCGCACTGCTGTACATCCAGTTCGACGCCGAGCAGTTCCAGAACATCCCGTCGGTGACGGTCAAGTGCAAGGCCCGGCGCTGGCCGGTGCCGACCAACTACGACCCGATCACCCGCAACTACACCGGGACGTGGGACGGCACATTCAAGCAGGCTTGGACCAACAACCCGGCGTTCGTCACCTACGGGCTGTGCGTCGAGGACCGGTTCGGCCTGGGCAAGCGCATTAAGTCGTGGATGGTCGACAAGTGGGAGATGTACCGCATCGCGCAGTACTGCGACCAGCTGGTGCCGGACGGGGTCGGGGGCCAAGAGCCGCGCTTCCTGTGCGACATGAACCTGCAAGGCAAGGCCGAGGCCTGGACGCTGCTGCGTGACCTGTCGGCGATCTACCGGGGCATGGTGTACTGGGCCCATGGCTCGCTGTTCATGCAGGCCGATATGCCGCGCGCCCAGGACTTCGACTACGTGTTCACCCGGGCCAACGTCATCAATGGTGAGTTCACCTACGGCGGGGCAGAGCGCAGCACCCACTACAGCCGAGCCCTGGTGAGCTACGACAACCCGGCCAACAACTACGACACCGACGTCATCCCGGTGACCGACGTTGCGCTGCAGCGCCGGTACCAGGATCGCCCGATCGAGATTTCGGCCATCGGGTGCACCAGGGCCAGCGAAGCCCAGCGCCGCGGCAAGTGGGCGCTGCTGAGCAACAACCAAGACCGTACTGTCACCTTCCGCACTGGCATGGAAGGGCGCATTCCGCTGCCTGGTCACGTCATCCCTGTAGCCGACGAGCTGCTATCGGGTCGCCCAAATGGTGGCCGGATTTCGGCGGCAGCAGGCCGCGTCGTGACACTGGACCGTGACACCCAGGTCAAACCCGGCGATCGGCTGATCATCAACCTGCCCAACGGCAGCGCCCAGGGCCGGACGGTGCAATCGGTGAACGGTCGTGCCGTGACGGTGACCACCGCCTACAGCGTGCCGCCGGAGCCTGAACTGCAGTGGGCTATCGATGCGAGCGACCTGGCCGTGCAGCTGTTCCGCGTGCTGAAGACATCGCGTACGGCCGAGGGTGAGTACGAAATCACTGCCCTGGAGTTCAACCCAAGCAAGTTCGCAGCGATCGACACAGGCGCCAAGTTGCAGGAGCGCCCGATCAGCGTCATTCCGATCACCGTTGTGCCGCCGCCGGCGAGCGTGACCCTGTCCTCGGCCTCGGTCGTGTCCCAAGGTATCGCGGTCAGCACCATGACCATCGACTGGCCAGCGGTGCAGGGCGCCGTGGCCTATGACGTGGAGTGGCGCAAGGACGACGGCAACTGGGTGCGCCTGCAGCGGGTGGGCACGACGTCTGTCGACGTGGTCGGCATCTACGCTGGCGCCTACCTGGCTCGCGTGCGGGCGGTCAGCGCCTTTGACATCACGTCGATGTGGCGCGACTCGATGCTGACGGAGCTCAAGGGCAAGGAAGGCCTGCCACCGGCGGTCACCTTCCTGACGGCCACCTCGATTGTCTTTGGGATTGCGCTCAAGTGGGGCTTCCCCGCTGATGCGGAGGATACCCAGCGCACCGAGGTCTGGTATGGCCAGGCCAATGACTTGGAGCTGGCCACGAAACTGGCCGACGTGGCGTATCCGCAGAGCGAGTACGTAATGCAGGGCCTGGCGGCTGGCGCGCGGTTCTTCTATTGGGCGCGCCTGGTTGACCGTATCGGCAACATCGGGCCTTGGTATCCGGTGGGTGGTGGTGTGCTCGGCGTGTCGGAGACCGACGCCGGCCCGATCCTGGAGATGATCAGCGGCCAGATCGATGAGTCGATGCTGGGCGAAGCGCTCAAGGAGAAAGTCGACGGCCTGCAGGAGCAAATCGATGCGCTGGACGGTTTGAAGGCTTACGACAAGGACCTGGCCTACACGAAGGATCAGATGGTCATCGAGGATGGCCGGATCTACCAAGCCAAGACCGCTGTGCCGGCCAACGCATCCGGCGCGAACGCACCACCAAACGTCACATACTGGATCGATGTCGGCCAGTCGGTCGCCACTGCCAATGGTCTCGCCCAGCAGGTCAGCACCAACACGACCAAAATTGCCGAGGTCGACGGCAAGGTGACTGTCGCCGCCGAAAGCCAGCAGGTGCTCAGGGCTTCGTATCGCGATGACAGCGTCGAGGGGGACCTTGCAGCCGCCCTCAATCAATGGAGTTCGACCGCTGCGTTTGCTGCCGAGGTCAAAGCAACGGCGACGAGAGAGGAAGCAATCGTCAAGAAGACCGAGACGCTTGAAGCCTCAATCGGTCAGACGAATGCCGCAGTTCAGACCGTCAGTCAGGCCCAGGCAGACCTCGATGGCAAGGCCCGGACTATGTGGGCGGTCAAAATGCAGCTCAACGCCCAAGGCCAGTATGTGGCTGCTGGCATTGGCCTTGGAATCGAAAACGGCCCGGCCGGCCTTCAGAGTCAGTTTTTGGTGTCGGTTGACCGATTCGCTGTGGTCAACGGTATCAACGGCACGCTCTCGTCGCCGTTTGCCGTGCAGGGAGGACAGGTGTTCATGAACGAGGCATTCATCGCCGACGGCACGATCACCAACGCCAAGATCGGCAGCTACATCAGCTCAACCAACTATGTGGCGGGCCAGCAGGGCTGGATTCTTAACAAGTCTGGCACCTTTGAAATTAACGGAACAGTCGCAGGGCAGGGGCGTTTGCTCCTGAATAACCAGCGCCTTCGGATATTCCATGCCAATGGCAACCTGGCGATTGACCTCGGAGTGAACGTATGAGCACTGGCCTGAAGATCTATGACCCTAGCGGCTTGGTGCTCCTCGACATGACGAGCTCGATCAGCCAGATGATGGGGTACGTGGATACAGGAGCGTCCAATGGTTCTCTCTCGATTCCGTTACCTCCTGCTGGAAAGGAGCTCTTCTACGCCATCACCGAGCTGTCGGCGCAGAACAAGTATCTGGGAAAGCGCCCAGGGGTGACCCTCACCGTGGGGGCCACCAGCGCGACCTTAGCCTGGCAGTACTCCTACGCCGGCGGGTGGGGGTTCTACTCGTTGAACTGCCGAATTCACTACGGATACCACTAAATGTCAGCGGGTTTGAAGGTCTACAAGGATGACGGCACTCTCCTATTCGACACGGAAAAGATCACCTACGGTCTGCTGAAAAGCGGGTACATGACGCTGCTGCTCAACTGGCCGCGCCTGGATTACAAGTCTGCGAACCTGCCGCCCAACGAGGGCAGCAGTTACGCTGAGTCATCGATAACCGATGCCATCCATGGTTTCAGCGTCACCGGCGCAGTTGCACCGATTGTCTTCATCGTTGGCTCGGGGATTTCCTGCGGGTCTTCTCGCTCGGGCGACACCACGACCTTCTACTATATCGGCGCGAGCCCTTCGACGAAGTTTTACTACTTCGACACGATGCGGGACACGTTGAATGGTGCAGGCCTGAAGTGCTACGGCGAGGCGGGCACACTGACCTTCAACTCGTTGCAGTACCCACTCAACGTCGTGGCCACAATTTCAGCGCCGCCGCCACCTGCACCTACCGTGATCAATGGGGTGGCAACCTACGGCGTTCCGTTTGTGGGGGCGACCAGGCTTGCCACGCGCTTCATAAATTCTGGCCCGTACTACTGCGTGGCTCGGATGTTTATCTCGGTCGGCTCAGGTGAATTCGCTGCAGCCACGACATTCTCTCGGTCGTTCGGCCAGGGGCGAATGGATGGAATGTCCGCACCAGGTACGCCTTTCCCAGCGGTTACGAACCAGCAGGCTCACATGGACGGGGCATATGGTGCGTCGGGCGGCATCTACTTCATGGCATGTGATGCTGCGAGAACAACCATGTATTGGGGCGCCCCCGTCACCTACAACAGCTACTACGGCATACCGACTGATAAGTATCCGGAAGCGTTGGTCATCAGAACTGACAATCTTCCATTTCCTTTTAATTGAATATTGGAGCAATCCATGCCCTGGTACAGATCAGGCACGGTCGCGATCACGGCTGGCCAAACTACGGTGACCGGAACTGGTACCAACTTTTCCGCCAATGGCCGAGTGGGCGATGCTTTCCTTGGCCCTGACGGCAATTGGTACGAAGTGACCAACATTGCCAGCGCCACGGTGCTGAGCATTCTTCCCGCCTACAAAGGCGCAACGGTTAGCGGCGGAAGCTATGCGATCACGCCGATCCAGGGGTACGACAAGAGCCTCCGGGACGCCATCAGTTCGATTCTCCAGCAGTGGGGATCGACGCTCGCAGGGCTTGGTTCGGTATCGACCGAGAACGTGGTGCCAGTAGCGAAGGGGGGGACGGGCGGCACCACGCAGGCGGCGGCACGCACTGGCCTGGGGCTCAAGTCGGCGGCAGTGGCTGACATTCTAGGCCTCGTAGGCCAAAGCGGTGGCGTACCAACGGGAGCCATCATTGAGCGCGGTAGCAATGCCAATGGTGAGTACACGAAGTATGCCGACGGGACCATGGAATGCTGGATGAGCATTAACGTAACCGACCAGGCAATTGACAGTGCTTACACAGGCGGCATCTACCAGGGGACACGGACATGGTCGTTCCCAGCATCATTCGTAGGTGCCCCGGTAGTTGTTCCAGGTGCGTTTCGGTGGGGGTCGGCAGCAAACTGGGCTTCCATTGCGGGCGCACCAAGCGGTTCGACCGTAACTTTGCGGGGATTCGACATGGCTCCGCGGGCAGCCGGGACCTCCACTTATATTTCTGCAAAAGCCATCGGGAGGTGGTACTGATGATCATCAAACTTTCCCCGGTTCGCTCTGATATGCCCCTTGCCGTTGCCAAGGCCGGCGATCAGCTCGAAATCAATGGCGTTTCGCTGGACTTTTCGCGCCTGGCTGACGGCTCCACCTTGCCAGTCGAGGCGGCTAGCAGCTCATTTATCGTTGCTCCAGTGGAGCGTGTAAATGGTGAGTTGGTCGTTACCTTAATGCTGCCACATGCCGCTGACGCGCCTGAGAATGCGCGCTTCCCTATCGACATTCGCGAGCCAGCCGACGGCCGGGTGCCTCTGCCTGGATTGAAGTGGGTAGATCCGCTTGTGCCGACGGTGGGCGTGATCGACTGGTCGCAGGTCATCACTGCCGAGATGAAGCAGGCCGCGGCTGCCGCTGAGCTACTGGCCTCTGTCCAGGCTGAAACCGCGCGCCTGCGCAAGATTGCAGACGACGCAATCGCACCCCTGCAGGATGCCATGGACCTGGGCGAGGCTACGGCAGAAGAGGGTGCAGAGCTCACGGCCTGGAAGCGCTACCGCGTTGCACTGAACCGCCTGCCAGATCAGCCAGGCTACCCCAACGAGATCACCTGGCCCGCGCCGCCGGCCTGATCAACTGAACGACAGTCTGCCAACGAAGACAACCGCCTGATGGCGGTATTTTTTGCCCGGAGAAAACCTATGACTGCACGCGGCGTCCGCAACAACAATCCTGGGAACATCGATTTCAACCCACGCAACGATTGGGTGGGGCAGCTGGGCTTGGAGCTCGGGGCCAGCAAGCCGCGCTTTGCCCGCTTCGACTCGCCAGAGAACGGAATCCGTGCCTTGGGCAAGCTGCTCATTGCCTACCGCGGCAAGGACGGCATGCCCGGTGTGGGCGGGAAGGGCATCGACACGGTGCTGGAGACCATCAACCGCTGGGCGCCGTCGAACGAGAACGACACCAAGGCCTACGCCCTGGCTGTGGCGAAGCGCTTGGGCGTGCGCACCACGGACCCGATCAACATCAAGGATCCTTCCACGCTGCGGGTGTTCGTGGAGAGCATCATCATCCATGAGAACGGCGGCAACCCATACAAGGCTGAGGTGATCGACGAGGGCGTGCGGAGGGCCTTGGCGTGAACGGCTGGGGTATCCGTGCGCTGGCGCTCCTGCTGTTGGTGGCGTCCTACTGGGGCACCTACCAGCACGGCCGGTCTGTCGAGCGCGCTGAGGCTGCCGCTGCGTCGGCTCAGCGCGACAGCGGCGACCGCCTGGCCGAGGTCTTGGGCGAGCGTAGCGCTCGTCAGGAAGAACAACGACGCGCCCAGGCGCAGGAGGAGGCAAGAGCCCATGCAAGAGAAGAACACCAATTGGCTGATGCTGGTGCTGCTGGCGCCGATGCTGCTGGCCAGCGGCTGCGCAACGAAGCCGGCAAGCTCGCTGCCACCGTCCGTTGCCCCGGCCCGGATCCCGCCGCTATCGCCCGAGGCCAGGCAGCCACCCGCGCCGCCATGGTGCTCTCCGACCTGCTCACACGGGCTGATGCTCGAGCGGGAGAGCTGGCGAAAGCGTATGACCGAGCCCGAATAGCTGGCCAGCAGTGCGAGGCGGAGTATGATGCCCTGATCAGAAAACCGGAGCAGGGCGGTGAAAAGGACCATTCAAGGCCTGGCTGAGGCTGGCGATCAGCTGATCCAGCAGGCCATCGATGCCACCAGGAAGTACCACGAAGCCAAGGATATGGGCGCGCCGGAGGCAGAAGTGGCGCGCTTGAAGCTGCTGGCGGATTCGCTATATCAGGCTGTCACCGAGTTTCAGCTGAAGTCCCGGGGCGGAGCCGGCGACACCCATCACTGAATCGGCTTGATCAGATCAGGTCCCTGGTTCCGGACATTGCCCACGGCCAGACGAACTAGAACCTTTTAAGGCAGAACCGGGGCGATCAGGATTGAAGCTTGCCCTAGGTAGGACCAGGCAGCATTCGCAAAAGCGATCATCCCTACCCAAAAAGCAGCCAGTCCGGCCAGACCGGTGGTCCATGCCAAAATGTCCCACCACCGGCACGCAGCGCTCCAGGCCTGTGCAAGACCGACACTCTGGAGGTGAAGATGCTTTCGCTACTGGCTGAGCGTCTCCAGGGGATCGGATATGGAAAGCAACTTGAGGCGGCTATTTCCGCATGTCGTTGAGAACTCCTGCATTCACCTACTCGGTTATCGCTGTTGCTGATGTCGAAGATCTCTGCGTTTTCTGGCGTTTTCCAAGCGCTGAGGCTCAGTGAATAGACGTTCAAGCAGGATAAAGGCGAAGTCCTTTATATCCTCTGCATCAATCTGACTGAGCGTTCCATCATGAGCGCCGTCGTTACCGTCATCTTTTATGCACGAGGATAGGTCCGCTAGATTTCGGTCCAGTTTGCCGTTTTCCAGAAGCCACTCGATTCGTAGCCCAAGACTTCTGCGAATTTTGCTGTTTGGAGCTTCGCTATCAGGAGGAAGTAGTCTTTTAGTCGCGAAATCTAGGCACAGCCTGAACATGGCGCCGGCAGCGTTGTTGCAGCCTATCGCTAAGCATGCCGCGCCTTCTTTGAAGGCCTCTTCAATATGCGAGGGTAAGTATTCGGGCGGAGTGAATGCAGACTGATCTTTTAAGGACACGTATCCCTTCACTCGGAAGATTTTATTTAGGTCTACTTTACAGGTGGATAACTTATTGTTGGATAACCAGTCGGTTGTGCTTGCCTCGCTTTGCTCCAGTATGAAAATGCTGGATTTAGAACAGGATCGGCATACGCAGAAACATTCATATATATGCTGCCAGTTATATGCAAACCCTATGCGATTTTCTGCTAGCACATCAAAGGTAATCTTTTCTGATTTGCACCGTGGGCAACCTGCTACAAGCAGCGACATAATTGACTTATCTCAGTATCCGTTGGATTGTTTTTGGCCCAGCCGAGCGTAATGCAACCAGGATAGTCGGCTTCGGTCGTATCATCCCACCCGTGGTGATTCGGGGAAGCATCTCGGCCGTGTGCCTTAGGAGTCTTCTCTGAGCATTACCGAATAGCTGGCCAGCAGTGCGAAGCGGAGTATGATGCGTTAACGCCACCCGGCTGACTGGCCTGATGTCAGGCTACTGTTTTGATAAGTGGCAGCAACATCGGACTGCTGTAGGTAAGCAAGGCGCTCGCATTTTGCCAACCCGATGCTAGTTCGTTCGCATTCCCAAGCATATCCATAAATTTTCTAATTATCCCTTCGTTTCCTGGGGAGGCTTCGTGGATTGCCTCTGAACGCCGATATAGCGAGCCATAAATAGTATCTAGGGTATCTTCAAGATTATCCACGCCATTGATTCGGATGCTTGTCATCGCTGAGCTAAGGGCATGTAGGTGCTTGGCGAAAAGATTTTTCACTTCATCGGGAAGATCGGATTTTAGAAATTCTTCAAGCAGATCGTCGATTTTTCTTACATAATCTCTAATGCTGGAAGACTTTTCCGGTTGAGCGCCTGGATAAAATTGATTGATTGCGTACACGCCATATTTAAGCCCGGTCATCGTTGCGCCATCAAGATAATTGATGCTATTTTGCCACGCAGTTGTCAGATTCTGTTTTTTCAGCATCTGTTGTACGCGCCTTAAAGGGGTGAGAAACAATTCTTTGTCACCAGGAATGTGCTGCGCGGCGGATTCACAGCGTTCAATAAGTAAAAGAACTTCTTTTAATGCACTAACCGCTTCATCCGTGTTTGATGAATTGAACTTCAAAGCTGAAGCCCATGCATTCAGGGAGCTGTCCGCGACGTTATGCTTGAGCAATACTTCAAGTAAATTATAAAGCTCTTCAATAGGATTTTCTGTTTGGTCCATGATGCGATTTTCTCCATCGACGCCGCAAGCTAATAGGTGATAGGTTCTGATGCCTAGGTCGCACGCCTCCGGCGGCCTAGCAGTATTTTTTGCCAAATTCAGTGCCTAGTGGTTCTGTGCTATTTTTGACTGGATGGCAAGGTCATTGGAGTAAAGGCAGTAGTGCTATAAAAGATGGTCCGGTGAGTTTCACTGCTGTCTCCGCTAGTTGTATTGACTCATTCAGGTTCGCAATGATTTCGAATACGGACTTCATAAAGCCCTTAGATGTTTCGTCTGTTTGGTCTCGTATATCTGCACTATAACGAGACATTGCGCCTATTACCCTGTCAACCTCAGCTTCCAAGCCCTCGATGCCTGAAATTTTGTAGCGAATCAGCGCCTGGCGGAGAGAATCTAAATTTGTATGGAATAGTTTCTGCAAAGGTTCTGGCAGATTTGAGTTCATGCAGTCGCGCATCAACTGTTCGAGCTTTTCGATAAACTCGATGGTCTGCTCTGCTGTTAGCTGATATGTTCCATATTTTGACTCAAGCAGGTGGCTCCCAAATGCCAAAGCACTCAGCGTCGTCTCGTCAAGATACTGCTTTGAATGGGACCATCTGGAACTTAGATCAATCTTCGCGAAGACTTGGTCCAACTTATGGAATGGAGCTAAGTAGATAGTCTGATCACCTTCAACCCACTCTTTCAATGCCTGTTTGGCTTGCTCCTGAAGGTGGATCACCTCTGCTATGAGACGGAGCAGGCTGCCCATGTCCCCATGCGGGGCGTCGAGGACCGCCATCCAAACATCTTGTGTGATTGAGGTCTCCTTGTGAGCATTGGCTTCTCGGAGAATGTTATGCAGACGACCTACAGGGTTATTCTTGATTTCCATTGCCTTTCTCTAGAGCACAAGCAGTCTGTCGAGGGTCCAACGTCAGGAGGATTAGCTGGCGGGACAATTGCCTAACCTCCTAGCAGTACCGAAATGCTATCAAAAATTTTGGGGGAATTTTGGGGGAATAGATCCCCCGAATGGTGTGGAGTCGTGTTGCGTTAGGCTTTGTTGAACTGGCTGATTTTTCTAGTTTTTATAAAATCAGCTCAGAAAAATATGAGGCCAAAAACGGATTCGAAATCCGTTGTACCTTCGCGGGTACCTAGGGTTCAAATCCCTATCTCTCCGCCATACATGAAAAGCCCCTGAAACGAAAGTTTCAGGGGCTTTTTTGCATTCTCGGTCGAATGCTTGGCATTGCTCTGCTTCGTAGCTGGGAGGATGCAGCGCCGTATTTATTCCCACCAGCTCTTGGTGCGTTGTAGTCGTTTATCCGAATTTCAGAACCGTCTTACCGCCAAAAGGGCGGTGTTAAATTGACGCTAATGTGACACCTAAATAACATCGCTCCCCGATTTTCTATGACTCAGGGAAGCGTCAATGAAGTGCGGTCAGCTTACCGCGCAAGGGTTTGTCTTGTGCGTCGTGTTTGGCAGTGTCGTCAGCTCCGTGTGGGCTTCGCCGGGCGACCAGGATTTGATCCGTGAACGGCAGAACCGCCTCCTCGAAGAACAACAGCGCCGACTCGAGGAGCTGCGTTCTTTGCCGGGTAAGGCTGCCCAGCCCGCACCCTCCCAGCGTCCGGAAGACGTGCGCTGCTTCGACATCAGCACCATCGAACTCAAAGGCGCCGACAGCCTGTCGGCCAGTGACCGTCAGGCACTGCTCAAGCCTTTCATCGGCCAATGCCTGGGCGTATCCCAGCTCAACGCTTTGCTCAAGGCCATCACCGACCTGTACTTGGCGCGCGGCTTGGTCACCAGTCGTGCGTACTTGCCGCAACAGGATCTTTCGTCAGGCCATTTGCAGGTGATGGTCGTGGAAGGGCGTCTGGAAAGTTTTCGCACCGACGACAGCAGTGGTCTGTCCGAACGTGAACTGGCCATGGCCTTTCCCGGTTCGGCGGGCCAGTTGCTCAATCTGCGTGAGATCGAGCAGATGGTCGACCAGCTCAATCGTTTGCCGTCGAACCAGGCGCAGATGGAGCTCTCCCCAGGCGAGGCGGTCGGTGGTAGCCGTGTGTTGGTACGCAATGCACCGCAAAAGCCTTGGCGTGCCTCGCTGTCGCGCAACAATGAAGGCCAGCGCAGCACGGGCGAGCAGCAAGTCAATGTGGGGTTTGAATGGGACCGCCCGTTGGGGCTGGCTGACCAATTGGTGTTGCGTGGGGGCCATGATGTGGTCAGCGATCACACGCAAGGTTCGAACAACCGCGTGCTGTACTACAACCTGCCGTGGGGGTGGTGGAACTTCAGCTACAGCTACAGCGAAAACGAATATCGCTCGACAGCACGGGCCAACAACTTTGCCTTCAAGCAGACCGGTGACAACCAGAACCACCAACTGCGCGCTGAGCGCGTTGTGCACCGTGACGCAGTCAGCAAGACGGCTTTGAACGTCGGGATCGTCCACCTGCGTACCAACAACTACATCGAAGATACGCGTCTGGACGCTAGCAGCAATCGCCTCAGCGAGGCGCAGTTCGGCATCAACCATGGCCGTCGCCTGGGTAGGGCTTTCGTCAACCTCGATCTCGGTATTCAGCAGGGCATCGGTGCTTTCGATGCCCAGGACAATGGTCATCCGCGGCCCGGCGAACCGGTGGCGCGTTATCGCAAATACAGCGCGACCCTCAGCTTCATCCAAGGCTTCGAGCTCCTTGGCGAGCGCCTGAGCTTCAGTAGCCTGGCCAACGGCCAGCGCAGCGAGGATGTGCTGTTCAGCTCGCAACGTATCAGTTTAGGGGGCTTGGCTTCGATTCGGGGGTTCAAGGACCAGTCGCTGTCCGGCGACAGCGGTGGTTACTGGCGCAACGATCTGCGCTGGAGTCGACCGGTCACCTGGCCCTCCTTGCGGCCGATCGTCGCCGAGTACGGCATGGGCCTGGGTTACGACTTGGGTGTGATCCGCAATGACCGCTACAACGGCGACTTCCATGGGCGTGCCAGCAGCCACTCGCTGGAGTTGTTCGCCCGGGGTGAGCACCTCGCGGCGAGCGTGACCTTCGCCCGCAGCCTGGAGCGGCCCGATGCGCTGCCCGACAAGGAACACCCGGTCTATTTGCGCCTGGACCTTTTCATCTGACACCTGATTCACGAGAGCACACATGGACGTTCGCCTATTCGCCTTCCTGGCCCGCCAACGCTCGGCCAGCATTCAACCCCGTGAGCGCTTTTGCGGATTGCCCAAGCGTGGCTTGGCCTTCATATTGGCCAATGCCATCTTCTGGCAGCCGTTATGGGCCCAGGCGGGTGAAGGTATCGTGGTCAGTGCGCCGGGGACGAGCCTTGATCGGGCGGGCAACGGCGTACCGATCGTCAACATCGCCGCGCCCAACGGCAGCGGGCTCTCGCACAACCGCTTCAGTGATTACAACGTCGGTAAGCAGGGCGTCATCCTCAACAATGCCACCGGGCGGACCCAGGCGACCCAGTTGGGTGGCATCGTCCTCGGCAATCCCAATCTGAAGGGCAGCGCCGCTACTACCATCCTCAACGAAGTCAACGGTACCAACCCCAGCCAGTTGCGCGGCTACACCGAAGTTGCAGGGCAACGGGCACACGTCATCGTCGCCAACCCCCACGGCATCACCTGTGACGGTTGCGGCTTCATCAACACGCCCCGGGCCACGCTGAGCACGGGGCGACCGGTGATCGAGAATGGCCAGTTGACCCGCCACCAGGTCGACCAAGGCCAAGTAATCATCGAAGGGGCTGGGCTCAACGCCACCAACGTCGATAGCTTCGAGATCATCACCCGCAGCGCGAAGATCAACGCCCAGATCCAGGCCCGCGAGCTGACCATCGTCGCCGGGCGCAACGATGTCGACGCCCGCACACTGGCTGCCACTGCTCGCACTGACAACGGCACCGCCAAACCAGAGCTGGCCATCGACTCTTCGGCGTTGGGCGGCATGTACGCCGGGTCGATCAAGCTGGTGGGTACAGAAGCTGGAGTGGGTGTAAAGCTTGATGGCAAGCTGATCGCCAGCGGTGGCGATATCCAGCTGGACGCCAATGGGCAATTGCGCATGGCTCAGGTCAGCGGCGCAGGCGATCTGCGCGCCAAGGCTCAGCAGGTCATCGTCGATGGCCCTGTGTATGCCGCTGGTACCGCTGAGCTGAGCGCTCGCGGCCAATTGAGCAACAACCAGAGCGTGGCAGCCGGGCGGCATGTCCAGCTCAGCGGCGCGCAGCTCATTAACAGCGGTATCGTCGAGGCTGGGGTCAATGCAGACAACAGTCGCAACACCCAGGGCGATGTAACGCTGACGGCGCAGGATCTGCGCAACAGCGCCAGTGTGGTGGCCAGCCGCAACCTGCAGGTGAAGGCAGGCACCCTGGACAACCAGGGCGGCACGCTCAAAGGGGCCGATGCCCAGCTAACAGCCAGAACGCTCGATAACCGCAAGGGCCGCCTTGTCGCAGACGCTCAGCTCGGTATCAGCGCCACGCGGCTGGATAACCGCGAGGGCAAGGCCATCGCCAATCGCGTGAATGTAGCGGGCGGCGAGGTGATCAATCAGCTTGGTTTGTTCTCGGCCGAGCAGTCGCTGATGTTCGAACTTGAGCGGCTGGACAACAGTGGCAAGGGCAACCTCGTCAGTAACGGCACCCTTCAGGCGCGCGTGAAACAGACGCTCGATAACCAGGCCGACGGCCTGCTTTCGGCCAAGGGCACGCTCGAGGTGCAGAGCCCCAGCCTGGACAATCGCGGTGGCCTGATGGTCGGCGATGCCGGCGTCAGCATCTCTGGCACACACCTGAACAACAGTGCCCTCGGCGTGATCAGCAGCCTGGGTGACGTGCAGCTTGACCTTGGCGCGTTGAACAACAGTCAGGGTGGCAGCCTTGCCAGCGACGGCAACCTAACCCTTGCCCTCGGCGCGACCGACAACCGCGATGGACGCCTGATCGCCCAAGGGCGACTGACGGGCACCACGGGCGATCTCGACAACCGCGACGGTGTGATCAGCGCCAGCCAGGGGCTCGACCTGACCACCGACAATATCCTCAATGGCAGCAACGCCAGTGGCACATCAGGCGGTCTGATCACCAGTCAGGGCGCACTCACGCTTCGGGCCGGGCAGTTCGAATCCCTCGGCGGTGGTGAGGTCTCTGCCAAGCAGAACCTGCAGTTGACGGTTGCCCGCCTGGTTCAGCAACAGGCGCGACTGATTGGTGAAGGCAACGTCCTGATCGAACTGGGGACGGGCGCTCAGCCGGGCGATTTCGACAATCGCGCCAGCTTGCTCAGCGCAGGCGGCCTGCTGCAGATCAAAGGGCTGGGTAACTTCGACAACCGGGGTGGCGAGGTTTCCAGCAAGCAAAGCTTTGACCTCGTCGCCCGCGGCACGCTCGACAACGGCGATCAAGGGCGGATCATCAGCGCGGGCCCGCTCGGCCTGCAGGCGGCCACTTTGCGCAATGCCAACCAAGGCTTGATGTCTGGCTGGCGGGGGCTGACCGTCGAAGGCGTCAGCCTGGACAACAGCGCAGGCGGCACGCTTTCCAGCCGCGAGGGTGCACTTGGCCTGACGTTGAGCGGTGCGCTGGACAACCATGGCAAGGGTGCGCTGGTCAGCCGGGGCGATATCACGCTCGACGCCGCAAGCCTGAATAACACCAGTGGCATCCTCTCAACTCAGGGCAATCTTGGCCTGAAGCTGGCCGGTAATCTTGACAACCGCAGTGGCGGGCTGCTCAGCGCCCACGGCACCCTGGTCGGCAGTGGCAAGGCCTGGGATAACCGCGGCGGGCAGATCACCGCGAACGGGGTCAAGCTCGACACCGCCAGCCTCGACAACAGCGGTGGCCGCCTGGTCAGTGATGGTGATTTGCGCCTCGGCTTGCTCGGTGCGCTGCTAAACATCGGGGCGGGCAGCACATTGGCCAGCGCCGGACCGCTGGATCTGACTGCCAGGTCCGTCGACAACCGTGGTGGGCAACTGGTCAGCCAAGGGCTGCTTCACATCCTCGCCGGGCGCTTCGACAACAGTGCAACTGGCACTGTCGCCAGTCAGGATGCACTAGACCTGACGCTGACCGAGGCCCTGGTCAACCGCCAGGGCGGCCTGATCTACAGCAAGGCGGGAACGCTGGAGATCGCGGCTTCTGACCTGGACAACGTCGACGGCACCCTGCGAGGGCAGCTCGACACGACCTTGCGCATTCAGGAGGTGGCCAACAACCAGGGCGGGCACATCACCAGCCAGGCCGGCAATCTGGATTTGCAAAGTACCCGGTTGGACAACGGCAGCGGCGGTGTTCTCAGCAGTGCGGGCTGGCTGAAACTGGTCACCGACTGGTTCGGCAACAACGCAGGCACGACCCAGGCGCAATCGCTCGATGTGCAAGCGACGACGGCCATCGATAACCGAAAAGGCCACCTCTCGGCGATCGACGGTGAAAGCCGCATCGTTACCGGCGAACTCGATAACCGTGGTGGTGGGCTGTATGCCAGCGAGCTGCTGCACGTTCGCGCCGATCAACTGTTGAACCAGGGCAGCAGTGCCGGCCTGGGCGGCAAGGTCGGTGCCGCGAGTATCGACTTCAGCCTGCAAGGCGCCTTGAGCAACCAGTACGGTTTGATCGAAAGCAGTGGCCCGGTGACGTTGTCAGCTGCCAGTATCGACAATACCTCCGGCGCCATTCGCGCGCTGGGCCAGACAGGTACCACGCTTTTAGCTGCATCCGGTCTGTTGAACAACCGACTCGGTCGAATCGAGACGGCGGCCCAAAACCTCGACCTTCGCGCAGGCACTTTGCAGAACACTGCGGGTACCGTGCTGCATGTCGGCACCGGCAATTTCGGCATCAACCTGGCCCAGGCCGGCCTGGCCGGGGGCAGCTTCACGACCAATGGCGACCTCAGTTATCAAGCTTCCGCCTGGACCAACAACGCCATCATCCAGGCGCGTAATCTCAACCTGACGATTGGCCAACTCAATCAGGGCGCCAATGGTCAGTTGCTCGCAGTGCAGCGCTTGACCGGCAGCGGCGGCAACTGGAGCAACAGTGGGCTGATTGCCAGCGATGGCAGCCTCGACCTCACCTTGACGGGTAACTACGGGAGCCGCGCACGCCTGAGCAGCGTGGGCAACCTCACGTTGCGCACCGGTTCCATCACGCTTGGCCAGGCAGGCAGCATTATCGGGGGAGGCACCACCAGCGTTACCAGCACCGGCCTGGTCGAAAACAGAGGGCGGTTGACATCGACCCAAGACCTGCGTGTCAGCGCCGCCACGCTGAACAACTACGGCACGTTGGGCAGTGCGGATGATCTGCACCTGACCGCCGCGACCCTGCTCAACGAAAACGGATTGATCTTCAGCGGCGGCGACATGCAGTTGCGCGTCGGGAACTTCAACAACCGCTATGCCGATGTCTACAGCCTGGGCAGTCTGCATATCGCCGCCAATGACCAGCAAGGCTGGGCGAGCAGCGTCCAAAACGTTTCCGGCAGTTTCGAAAGCGCCGGAGCCATGACGCTGTTGGTGCAGGACTTCGACAATCGCCGTGACGACGATTTCCAGATCGGCCAGCAGTTGGTCGCCGGCAACATCCGAATGTTCGCTGACGACGTCTGCGACGGTAAGGGCTGTGAGTTCAAGTTCCAGTCCTGGGAGCGCTACGAGGACGTCGTCACGCATGACTCACCCCAGGCGAGCATCACCGCCGGTGGTGACTTCCGGTTCCGCGGTGGCGCGTTCGATAACCTCTACAGCAGCATCGCGTCGGGCGGCAACATCGATATCCAGGCTGCCACCTTCCGTAATCAAGGAGCGGCGGGAGGCGTCGAGAAGCACCTGGACGGGGCTTTCTATACCCGCACCGATTCCTATTACTGGACATTCAGGGCCAACAAGGACCTGTACAACCGCTACAACGATCCCGCCTCGCCGGACTACAACCCTGGTGCCTTGACGCGTCAGCAGGTCTTCGAGTCCGGCGGTTACCCCGCGCATAACTTCCATGGCCTTGCAACGGCAGAAGTACAAGTGTCGGGCACACCAGTCGCCAACGCCGTGCTTCAGGCCGCCGGCAACGTCAACATCAATGCCAGCGACCAGTTCGACAACAGTGTGGTGCGTCGCAATGCCGGCTCCCAGACCATCAGCAAGCGCAACGTCAACACGGCCAACGGTGCGACTACCGGCCAGTTCGCAGTCACCTCGCAATTGCCGCCGGACCTGGTACAGCGCCAGGTCAAACCCATCAGCCTGCCGAGCTTCACCCTACCTCAAGGTGAAAACGGCCTGTTCCGCCTCAGTGGCCAGAGCGGTGCCGGTGGCAGCGCACAAGGCACAGGCGGGCTCATCGTCGCCGGGCAAAGCGCCAATGCGGTGTCCGGTTCTACCTTGAGCGTGCCGCGTGTACAGGGCGTGCCCAACACGGCTGCCCCGGACAACAGCCACAAATACCTGATCGAAACCAACCCTGAGCTGACGAAGCTCAAGCGTTTCCTGGGCTCGGACTATCTGCTCGACCGGGTCGGCTACGACCCGGACAAGGCGCAGAAGCGCCTGGGTGATGGCCTCTATGAACAGCGCCTGATCCAACAGGCCGTGGTGGCACGTACCGGCCAGCGTTACATCGACGGCATAGCCAACGACGAAGCCCTGTTCAAGTACCTGATGGACAACGCCATTGCTTACAAAGACCGCGTTCAGCTGAAGGTAGGCGTCGGCCTGACCGCCGAACAGGTCGCCGCACTGACCCACGACATCGTCTGGCTCGAAGAGGCGGTGGTCAACGGCGAAAAGGTCCTGGTGCCGGTGCTCTACCTGGCCCAGGCCGATGGCCGCTTGGCCCCTAACGGCGCGTTGATCATGGGCAATGATGTGGCCTTGATCAGCGGTGGCGACCTGAGCAACCAAGGTACCTTGCGCGCCAGTGGCAACCTCTCGGCCACCGCCACCCACCTCGACAATACTGGCCTGATCGAAGCCAGCAAGCGGCTCGACCTGCTGGCGATGGACAGCATCCGCAATGCCGCTGGCGGCATCATCAGCGGTGGCGACGTCAATCTTTCGGCCCTGACCGGCGACGTCATCAACGAGCGCACCATCACCTCGGTCGATACCCGCAGCGTCAACGACCGCATCCACAAGGAAATCGCCAACAACGCCGCCCGCATCGAATCGCGCGGTGAGCTGGGCATCATCGCCGGGCGCGACCTGGTCAGCACCGGCAGCGTGATCCAGGCCGGGGGCGACGCGGCATTGCAGGCCGGGCGTGACCTGAGCATAGTGTCCGCGCAGGAAGTCGATAGCGCCGACTTCAAGAGCCGTCGGGTCACCGGCAACATCAGCGAGGTCACCCAGCACGGCAGCGACGTGCAGGTGGGCGGGGATCTGCAAGTGAACGCCGGTCGTGACGTCAATGTCGTGGCCAGCCGGGTCGAGGCAGGCCGAGACCTGGCCGTCAGCGCCGGTCGCGATGTGCTGATCAGCGCCGCCGCGAACGAAACGCACAGCAACAGCGACTACAAAGGCGGCGGCAAGGAAATCCAGCGCCAGGACGACATGGTCCGCCAGCAGTCCGCCGAGCTGAAGGCGGGCGGCGACGTGCTGGTCAATGCCGGCGAAAACATCACCCTCGTCAGCAGCAAGATCGGCGCTGGCAATGAAGCCTACCTGGTGGCCGGCGACAAGATCGAGCTGCTCGCCGCCAACGACAGCGACTACTCGCTGTACGACATGAAGGAAAAGGGCAACTGGGGCCAGAGCAAAACCCAGCGTGACGAAGTCACTGACATCAAGGCGGTGGGCAGCGAGATCAGCGCGGGCGCCGACATCACCTTGCTCAGCGGCGGCGACCAGAAGTACCAGGGTGCCAAACTCGACAGCGGTAACGACATCGCCATCGTCAGTGGTGGCAGCGTCACCTTCGAAGCTGTGAAAGACCTGCACCAGGAGAGCCATGAGAAGAGCAAAGGCGATCTGGCCTGGCAGTCATCCAAAGGCAAGGGCCAAACCGATGAGACGCTGCGCCAGACCCAGCTGATTGCCCAAGGCAACGTTGCGATCAAGGCCGTGGAAGGGCTGAAGATCGACATCAAGCACATCGACCAGCAGAGCGTGAGCCAGGCCATCGACGCGATGGTCAAGGCCGACCCGAATTTGGCGTGGCTGAAGGAGGCGGAAAAGCGCGGGGATGTGGATTGGCGGCAGGTGCGGGAGATCCATGACAGTTGGAAGTACAGCAACTCGGGCATGGGGCCGGCCACACAGATTGCCATTGCGATTGCGGCAGCCGCGATTGGCGGGCTGGCTGCCGCCGGTGCGCTCGGTAGCGCGGGAGTGGGAACGGCTACGGTAACGTTTGGGGCGGGTGTTGGTGCGGCAGGGAGCCTGTCCAGCACTGCCGCGGTCAGCCTGATCAACAACAAGGGTGACCTGGGTAAGGTACTGCAGGATAGCTTCAGCAGCGACAGCCTCAAGCAAATAGCCATTGCCAGCATCGTGGGTGGGCTGAGCGCAGGTTATTTCGATAAGTTGACGGGCACCGAAACACAATCGGTGACTGGCAAGGTCGTTGCGCCGTTGAATACGGTTGAGGGCATCAGCCGATTTGCCGCCAATCAGGCGCTGCAAAACATCACCAGCACGGCTTTGAGCCAAGCATTGGGGCAGGGAGGAAGTTTCGGTAGCGCGTTAAAAGACTCGCTGTACAACACGCTAGCCGCCGCTGCGTTCAATGCCGTGGGTAATCTGCACCTGGAAAATGGCAGTGCGCAGAAGATTGCGGCGCACGCGCTGGTAGGTGGGCTGGTGGCCGAGGCCGCGGGCAAGGACTTCGCCAGTGGCGCCATTGCCGCTGGTGCCAACGAAGCGTTGGCGACCGAGTTGAGGCAAGCCGTTACACGGTTGAGTCCCAAGAACAGGGACGCCTTACTGGTCATGTCGTCGCAGTTGGTGGGCCTCGTGGCGGCAGGGTTGGTGAAGCCCGATGGTAAAGGGATGGAGACCGGTGCCTGGATTGCCAAGAACGCCACTCAATACAACTTCCTCAATCATGAGCGAGCGGAAGACCTGGTTGAAGACATTCACAGTTGCAAGGGTAAACCAAGCTGTGAACGGGACATGTGGATTGGCAGCGGCTACAACAAGGAGAGTCTGGAGAACCTTGATGACGCGCTGAAAACCATGGGGCCGGTACGCGCGAAGGACCTGATGACCCAGATCCAAGGCGGGCTGGCCGCGCTCGGAACGCTACAGTGCACGACGCCCACGTGTGAGAACATCAAGTTCGAGCTGCTTGATCGAAGCTTCAAAGCTTTGAATTCCTTGGATGAAGTGTATGGCTTCGGTGCTATCGTCATTGGCGGCATTGCCGGGATGGCGGGGGCGGGTGGTAGCCGTCCGGGAGCAGGGGCTGTACCTGGGGCTTCGTCTAATGTAAACAAGGCATATGAGTACTGGGCGGCGGTTAAGGCTGAGCGGGTTGCGGGTGCAAAAGGAACTGCCACGACAGGAGGTCAAGCAGCTTCCACACTTCCGAAGAACTTTGGCGAGTCAGTTCTCAGTCACAACACTCAGATTGGCGTGCGAAATAGCAAGGCGGGCACGATCTCTGGGGCTCATAATAGCGATGCCTTCCTAGAGTCGGTTGAAATAACCGGCGCGAAAATCTCCAACAAAATCACGGACGCCCGCTTTCCAGGTCTTGTTGAGTACCGCTATCAGTTGCCTAGAACCAACACTAAGGGCGAATTGATTGGTGGGTATAAGCCTACATCCACGAAAACGACATACGATCCAAAGGTGCTGCCGGATAGCAAGGTGGCTGATATGTCTAGTCGCGCGGCAGTTCAGGCCGAGGCTTTCTTCAAAACCAGTCCGGCGTTGAGAGAGGCTAGTATTAAGGTTGACGGCTATTACTTCCAGGTGATACGTAATAGCAAAACTGGAGAAATAACAAACTCCTTCATTACTATGCCGCCGAGGACGAACTGATGGCTGGCTTGGCTTGGCTTGAAAGCCTCAAGGAATCATTTGCTTCAACTGGCCTGGATTATGAGGACCTTTATGAGCTGATAGAGGCATCTATAGTGAGAGGGCGAACTAATTTTCCTGCGTTTATCTATGACGCTTCGCGGGGAGTTGGCTTCTCTGTAAGTGAGGGTTTTTTCTACTCACTTGATCAGGACTGGGACGACCCGGAAGACTTCAATGAGGTCAGTTTCTTTTTGGGTGAAGTGGAAACTTCAAGTATCCCAGTGCCTGACTACGTTCTTCTGATGAAAGTTGCAGCTGATGTTTACTCTGCTTTCTTTCCTGATGAGGGGGAGAGTGTTCTAAGGTCTGCTGAAATATTAGAAGAACGATACTCAAGGAAGTCCCTGTCTAATTGAGCGAGTAGCCTGGATGTAGGGTAGATAACGCTTTGCTTATCCACCGCTCTTTAAAAATATTATGTTCGACCAATCTATAAGGCGCGCTCAGGTGTTTTGCAGATTGGTCAACCCAATTCAATTGGGGCAGCCTCAAAGGCTTCCTCAACAGCGACTACATGCTCGGCCTGCTCGGCGGACGTCATGCAGCGCCGCCTAGGCGATGGTACTGGCCATCCATATAGTTGTTGACGGTACTACCCACATCGCGAATGACTGGCAAGATCGCCACACCGTTTGAATACGGTGGGCGACATCAGTCGATTCGCGGTCAATCAGGCGCTGCAAAACATCACCAGCACGGCAAAGACCAATGCACGAGGGGACACACTTAGATATGACCCAGGTACAAGTACATTTGGTGTGTTACAGCAAGATGGTGCACCTAGAACGATGTTTCCTCCTACTGATGGAATTAACTACTGAAATCGGCAATAGGAGATTAAGCAGTGAGACACCCTTGCCCTTGTTGTGAATTTTTGACGTTTGATGAGAGTCCTCCAGGAACTTTTGAGATTTGCCCTGTTTGTGGGTGGGAAGATGACGATGCACAATTCCGTGATCCGACTTACGATGGGGGGCGAATTCCGTCAGCCTTGAGCAGGCCAGAATTAATTTCGTTACGATCGGCGCTGTCGACAAAAAATTCCTGAACTCTGTCCGTGAGCCATTTGTGGAAGAAATTCCGGACTAACTCGGTGCAAAAGCGACAGGATATGACTCATAAATAGCTTCATAGTCGCTCTCGTTGTAGGAACAGGAGATATCCTGTGGGCATCGGGAAACCATAGGCCCAGCCTTGGGCATTGTGGTTGCCGATCTTGATCTCGGCGCGGCACACGGGCTGTACGCTGACCAGCGTCCAGCCATCTGCGCCCAACGGAGCCAGCACGTCCTGGATCAGGTTGCCCTCGAGTAGAGCGGCTAAGTCTGGTTCCAGAATCGGGTCATTCGACGTGAAGAAGCTGGCACCTTTCCGGTT